CTCCCGTTGAACTCGCACTCGACGAGAACATCGGTGAGAACATCGCCAAGGAGATTGCCAAGATGTACGACAAGGGCTTCGAGGGCGAGCCTGAGATCATCATGGACAAGACCACCGAGGTGGCTCTGAAGTTCAAGAAGCTCATCCCCGGCACCACCGACTCCAACCGCACCGTCATCGAGGACGGCAAGTGCGTCGGCTACCGTTACAAGGTATCTCCTTACGTGGACTACGCCATCGGCATCGACGGTATCGGTGTGAAGGATCAGACCTACCGCTACATTGCCATCGGTCACTTCGGCTACTTGGCAGAGCAGCAGCACGGCGAGCTCCGCTTCAACATCGACGGAACCTCTCAGGCAAACTTCGACCGTGGCACGGTTGCCATCGGCATGAGCACCGACTACTCGCTGACCGAGCTCTCCGGCAAGGTCAACGGTGGCAACGGCACGCCGCAGGCATTCGCCCTGATCAAGCTGACCTCTGACGCAAGCCAGAGCGACATCTAAACTCTCTCGCTCTTCTTTGACTTCTGGGATTAGTTCCTCCGGCTGGCTGCTCCGATGCGCAGCAAAGGTTGTCAGTCAGCCGGTTCCCCAGAGGGAGAGAATAATCTGAAAGAAATGTATAACAAGTCACACGCGATATAATGAGCCTTGCAACAGATAGCATATTCGTTTCGGCTTTGCAGTCCAACAGCGAACTGCTGGAGAAGTTGACGGAGTACATCGACGACGATGACAACATCCAGTACGATGAGACCCCTCGACTCTACGGCACCGCCATCGGACTGCCGGATGATGATGCTGACAATGTGCCCGTACCGTATATCATCGTCACCTTCGACGGGTTGACCAACGACCAGGGCACCAAGGACGACCGCTACGAATCAAGCTATGATACGGTGAACATCGGTGTGGAAGTGACTGCCAAGACACTCGACGACTTGCACACGCTGACGCAGATGGTGCGCGACACCATCCTGTCATATCTCCGCGCTACGGACACCGCCATCATGGACTACAACTTCGCGGCACAGCAGATTCAGTACGACTCGCTAAAACCCTGCTACTGGCAAGTGCTCACGTATCAGTGCGACGTGAATAATACCTACGACGATGAGCAAGAAGAAAGCAACTCAGACATCTGAGGTTAGTGTGGTCAGCGATTCTGTCGCTGACAATCAGCCCCCGTGCATCGCGGAGCTGCTTCTCAATGGCACCGTCATCCTCGAAGCCCCGACCCGTGATGAGTTGGCCGAAATGGTCAATAATATCCCCGCCGATTGCAAGTACGCCGTCGGTGCGGTTGGTCGCAAGAGGGACGGAGCATTCCAACTCAGAGTTGATACAATGAACATTTAAACGATTTACGAATATGAGACTAAAAGGCCAAAACCTTCGCATATTGGTGTATGACACCACCGCGACCAAGTTTAAGTGCATAGGCATGGCGACCTCGTGTACTGTAAATCTGACGGCGAATACTGACGACGCTTCGACAAAAGACGATGTGGGCGGCAGCGCAAAGCCGGAGGTGACCAGCAACGCATGGTCTGTCAATGTGGAGTCGCTGAACGTGGTCGATGCCGGTGCTATGCTCACCGCCATCAAGTCGATGACTCCGTTGACCCTGATGTGGGATGAAACGTCAACGACCGACAACCAGAGCATCGAAGAGGCAGGCTATGCCCGCAAAGGTCAAGCGTATCTCAATGACCTGACGCTGACCTTCGACGATCGGACGAATAGCGCAAAAAGCCTCCAATTCACAGGCACAAGTGCCTTGGAGAAACTGACGACCACGCCCAGTACCGCCACCGTTGCCGCAGGCAGCTACACCAAGGGTCAGTTTGTACGTCTGTTCTTGAGCGATAGCAGCAATCCAGCCCTTGTGGTGGCCGGTGCGAAGACGCTCTCGATTCATCTCAGCATGAGCCTTGAGGATGCTACGACCAAGGATACGCCGGGGGCATGGGCCGTACAAGAACCAACGGGTTACACCTACGATATCTCCTCGAACGCGCTCGTCGCATCTGGTGAGACTATCACGTCATCCGTGGACGGTCAGACGCTCGCTACTATTATGGACTTCTATGAGAACAGTGACCTGCTCTATTGGCAGATTGCTAATGTGAGTGGTGACAACCAGCGCACCAAAGGCAGCGTCATCTGCTCAGGCCAGTGCCGAATATCCTCAATAGCCATAAATGCGGCTAACCGACAGGTGGCAACCTACGACACCTCCCTTGCTGGCTACGGAGACATCTCTGTTGGTTCATAACCTCTCAACAGCCGCTCGCCTGTCTGACTTTTCTTTTCATGGGCCAGCAGCGCGGGCGGTTTTCCGTAAGTGCTCCTGGCAGTTTTGCTGCCGGTAATTAAAACTAACCCACAAGAAAATGAACCCAGGAACAACAATCACCATCTGCGCCAAAGAAGTACGCATGCGCTACTGCGCCGCAGCAGAGACAGGCTATGAGTCTCTCTCAGGAAAGTCGTCAACAGTATTCTCTCCTATTATAAAGGAGCGAGATGCCGACGGCAAACCAACAAAGGTTGAGCCACCCCTGGCAACGGCCGATGACTACATTAAGCTGGGCTTTGCGGCCATCATCGCGGCTTACTCTCGCAACGACGAAGAAACGCCAATCACGGCTTCCGAAATCATCTACGATGCTACGCCTTTTGAGGTCACGACACTCATCCAGTCGGTTATTGAACTGCGCATGAAGTGGTATGCCATTCCAGACGTAGTGCCCGCAAGCGAGACTGACGAGCAGCACGAAGATGAAAAAAACGTCCAACCGCCTACGACCAATATCAGACAGTCGTAGGCGAAATCGGACGCGACCGCCGCGAGTACCTCTATGACATGAGCTACTTGGACATTGTGGTCATCATCCGTGGCTACCGTCGGCGCAATATTCTGCAATATCAGCTTCAGCGCATTACAGCGTGGGCCTCGATGTTTTGCATGGGCAATAAGGAGGGCAAGCAGCCGCAAGATGTGATTCCCCTCTACTTTGACCACTACAAATGCGAAGAACGACTACCTATCACTCAAGATGAAGTTGAAATGCTACAACGTGAAATGAAACTCATCAACGAACAAAACCAGAAGAAGCAATGAAAAAAGTAAATTTCCATACCATGCCCGTCGAAGATATTGACGGCAACGTAATCCCCACCGACCTCCACGTACTTATCGGTAAAACACTCTTCCAGTTAGCCGAAGACCCCGATGAACAGGACTTATCAAAGAAGATATACCGCTCTGAAGGCGAAGTATCACTCTCCGATGCAGAGGTTGCAACCATCATGAAGTACCACCTCTGCTTCAAGTACGTCTTCCAGCTCGCCATCATCCACGCCTTGAAATAATTTCTCTTCTTCCATGAGTGTGTCCGACGGTTCCGCCGTCGGTATTAAGCGGGAGCATCGAGCTCCCGCTTTTTATTTGGTATTCCCTCACATCGTTTTTGCGTAAAGGTATGGCAGACATAAAAAACGGAGCAATCACCATCACCGGCCTTAGTGAGTTTGAAAAGAAATTGGCTCAGCTGAAGACCGACAACCCAGGGTTTGAAAAACGACTCCGGGGAGTCATCCGTAAGGTACTCGGGCATGCCCGTGCTAATCTCCGAAAGAACGCTGCCAGCGGCCTCCAGATGAAGGCCGACCCGCGCCACGCTTACAAGGCCGTCCGTTATGCCGTGTATAAGCGTATCCTCGGTGGTCAGGTGAACATTCTGAACTCACGAAAGGCTGGTGCCGAAACCGGTTACAACCCACCCCGCACACTAAGGCCTGGTCAGCGTGGCGGCAACCGTCGTATCCGCTCATCGCGCAACCTGAACAAGTATGAGGGTGCAGACCGTGGGTTCATTCTCAGATGGTTGAACAACGGTATGACCAAAACCAATCCCCGTGTGATTCAGTTTATAGAGAATCCACACCGTAGGGTGGACAAGTGGAATAAACACCCGAATACTGGAAATCGCAGAGTTATTAAGGCCCGCAACTGGTTCGGCAACGCTTCACTCAAAGAATTACAGAATGTAGCAGGTGAGATGCAGGACATCATCGACAAGATAATCAAAGATGAATACAAGTAAATATGGCAAATGAAGTAATTACCAAATTTAAACTGGAAACGACCCAGTTTGACTCCAAACTCCGCGACACGTCGAAGGAGTTGCAAGCCATTGCACGCGAAGCTGAAAAAGGAGGAAAGGACTTCAACAACTTCAGCCGCAAGGCCATTGAGTCAGCCCGTGCCCTCGGTACCGTGCAGAGCGGAGCGAAGAACACCAAGGATAAACTCCGCGACCTTGTCGGAGCATATAACGACGCATCTAAAGCCTACAACAAACTGAGTGACAAAGCAAAGCAGGGAGAGTTCGGAAAGACCCTGTCCGCAAGCCTTCAGAAACTACAGCGTGACATCAAGAACACCAAGAAAGAGTTGTATGAACTTGGTGATGCGACAAAGGGCACTGGCAATATCAGCGTAAGCGGTGGCGGGTTATCCGATGCCATGAATGGACTGACAGGAAAGTTCTTCAAGGGAAACATCTACGCTATGGCTGCCGAGAAGGGATTGGAAGCACTCCAGGCTCTCGGTGAGCACATCATGGACGTAACGAAGAAGGCGAATGAACTCGCCATTGCCAGTGAAGGTGTGCGAAACGCATTTGACAGACTTGACCGTCCTGACCTACTGAAGCAACTACGCGAGCAAACACACGGCACCGTCAGCGACTTTGAACTGATGAAGGCAGCTGTAAAGTTCAACGACTTTAAGCTGCCACTTGATCAGCTCGGCACCATGCTCGCCTTTGCCCAGAAGAAGGCAAAGGACACCAACCAGAGTATTGATTACATGGTTGACAGCATCGTGACTGGTCTTGGACGTAAGTCGCTGCCGATTCTTGACAACCTCGGATTGAGTGCGACACAAATCAGGGACAAGATGAAGGAAACCGGCGACATGACAACTGCCGTCGGTGAAATCATCCGTGAGCAGATGGAGAAGTCAGGCGATTACGTTGAGACCACATCTGACCGCATGGCCCGAAGTGCTGCTGACGTAGAGAATGCAATGCTGAAACTGGGTGTCACCATGCAGGACACGTTCAACGGCGTGACCATTGACGGAATTACCAATCAGCTTGAACTTGGTCTGATCGTCGGACTGAATGATACCATTGACACACTCGGAGAATTGAAGCGCACTTTGACTGGAGTAGGTTTAGAGGGCGTGGATGCCATGAAAGCCATCGTCAACGCATCTGAGGCATTATTCCATGAGACAGTGCTGCTACTTGCACCACAACTTGAACTATATAACCTATATAGAAAGATTACAGGAGGCGGTAAGGTACAGTTAGGCCATACACCAGGAGGTCATATCATCACAAAACCGTCACTGGATGTTATTACGACAACCACTACTCCCAAAGGAGGTCGTGGCGGAGGTAAAGTAGAACAGGTATTCGACCCTACAAGCATTGCCTACCAGCAGAAGGTGGTATCAGAATTGACAAAGGCATACAACGAGGCAAATGAAGCCGAGCGTGCCTACAAAAAAGAACTGATGGATGAAGCCAAGTTAAAACTTGACATCATGACCGGCAGGACGCAAGTCCGTGAAATGATCAGCACCACTGATGCGGGAATACAGGCAATCAGCGCAATCAATTTCGAGGACATTGTTGGCGACCTAATCAAGGACATCAACCTGCGACCGTTCGAGCAGCCCGTAGAAAACAGCAGAAGAAAAACCCGCCAGCAGATGGCTGAGGAGTACGGACAAAAGGCCACGGTAACTGGCGTGACAGCAGACTTGACGAACAGCGTAAGCGGTATATTAAGCGGTATTGAGCAGATGGGCATCGAGATTCCGAACGAGTTGAAAGGTATTATGAGCGGTATTCAAGGCGTTATGACCATCCTGACGAGCATCAATACCATCCTTGGGGTAATTGAGGGACTGCAAACTGTCGGCATTATTCCGTTCTTCGCCAACGGTGGCGTTGCGCGTGCAGCCAATGGCATCGTGGCGGGTAACACGTACAGCGGTGATCAAATACCAGCATTTCTTAATGCAGGCGAGACCGTTCTCTCGGCAGCGCAGGCTGGCAACTTGGCATCATTGCTTCAGGATGGCGGACGCGCCATACAAGTCCACGGCGTACTGCGTGGCGAAGACATCATCCTCTCCGCGAACCGCACCTTCAAGCGAAAGGGTCAAGGTGAGATCGTAACATGGTAAGTAAGTGTGTCCGGCAGTTCCCCTGCCGGAATAAAAATAAATAATTATGGCGATATTAGGCAATAACATCTTCATATCTTTGGACGGCACAAATGTCGTGGCTGGCACAAAGAGTAATGAAATCCAGACGGAGGCAGAAGTTCTTAACATAGCTTCTGCCATAGATTCAGAGTGGGAACACATCCTGACTGGTCGCAAGCGTTGGAGCACGACGGTTGCGTTCCTGGTGCTTACGGACAATGCCGTGCTCAGGCTACTCGACGTGGGCACAGCAGTCACCGTAACGATTATGAACCGCACCGGCAGCATGCTGACGGGTCAGGCAATCATCACGCAGTGCAAGTTGACGCTGACGCAGAACAACCTCGCCAATGGTTCATTCGCCATTCGTGGCAACGG